CATGCGGTACATTGATGAGGACGGTGTGCAGCAGACTGCTGTAGTAAATACGGATTACTTTTTGGATCTGGATAATAACCCACCCAGCCTGCAGCTATTCCCCTTCACCATTTGGCCCCATACCCAACTGGACCGGGTCAAGGCTGTGGAAGTGGATTTCGTGGCGGGCTACGGGGCCACCTCCGCCAATGTGCCGGAGCTCCTCCGCCAAGGGGTGCTTATGCTGGTGGCCCATTGGTATGAGCACCGTGAGGCTGTAGGCCAGTACGGGGCAGAGGTGCCACTGGCTGTGGATTCAATCCTCCAGATGTACACAGATGGGGGCTACTGATGCCCACTATTGGTGAGCTCCGCAAGCGGATAGACCTACAGGCCCCCACGGATGCCACGGACAGCTACGGGCAGCCCACTAGGAGCTGGAGCACCTACGGCACCGTCTGGGCCCAGATTGAGCCCACTGGTGGCAGTGAGGGCGCCGTGGCCAATGAGCAGCAGATCACAGCCACCCACACCATCACCATCAGATATCTTTCCGGCGTGGCCTCCACCCATCGGGCCCTTTATGGCTCTAGGGTGCTCCATTTTTTGGCCCCTCCCGTGAATGTAGATGAGCGGGGCCAGTGGATGGTGATTCAGGCAGAAGAGCGCCAGGAGGCCTAAGGATGGGCAACTGGGCATACCAGACCAAGCTGGATGGAGTTGAGGCGCTAATCGCTCAATTCGATGGGGCACCCAAGGCCCTTAAGGCGGCTCTCAAAAAGGCTGGCCGGAAAAGCATGACCAAGGTGGCAAAGGTTATGCGTGGCAAGGTGCCTTTTAAGAAGATGAAAAAGAAGCGCGGAGAGAAAAGCATTAGCCTGGTGACCGGGCAAACAGGATCCCTCAAGCGGAGCATTGGCACCAAGGTGGCTGTGAACACCAAGACCGGCCAAGTGTATGCCATGGCTGGGCCTAGGCGGAAGAAAGATTTCCCCACGGTGGATGCCATCAGTTCATGGACCGGCAAACCAGTGAAGGTGACCCCATCAAAATACGCCCACCTGGTGGAGCGTGGTTTCAATCTCAAGATCCGCGGCAGGGTGATTAAACGGATCCCGGGCAAGCCCTACCTCCGGCCAAGCTTTGATGAGGCCAAAGGCCAGATAAACGATGAAACCAAAGCTGCCCTAGATCTTGAGCTAGCCAAGCTATTTGCCGCAAAGACTGCCGCGGCGGCCAAAGCGGCAGCCAAGGCCATGGAATCTGCTGGAGGTGGTGAGTGAGCCAGTTGGGAAAAACCACCCGTGAATACCTGCTGGCCCGTACAGGCTACGCGGCAGCCCTGCCGGGCGGAATCCACCCAGACACCAATCCGGTGGGAGGTGTCATGCCATATGCCACCTACCAGCAAGTGAGCCGAACAAGATCCCGGGATGTGGCAGGTGCTGTGCTGGCCACCACGGAGCGGGTGCAGTTCACGATTGTGGCCATGACCCGAGCCGCGGCCCAGACATCAGCCCAATGGGTGGCTGATCAGATCCGAGCCACCCCGAGCCGTCAATCGGTTGGGGCAGTCACTATATTCCAATGGCAAGTGGATGATGAAACCAGTTCGGCTGAGGTGTTTGACGATGGCTCAGACGAGGCGGCTAGGACTGTGGACATTGATTTAACGGGCACCTATAAGGAGAGCTGATTATGCCTGATGTTGTTTTCCCGGCTGGCACCACTGCCACCCTTCAATACTGGCTGGCCGCGGATACCACCACGGCAACCGGAACCAGCGTAACCTTGGCCAATGTGAAAACTATCACGGCCAATGAGGGCACCCTTGGTTTTGGGGATATAACCCCAGTGGCTACCACGGGCAAGATGATCAAGCGGCCCAGCAAGCGTGAGGAGCCTGGGACTTTCTCCATCACCTTTTTCTTGGATGACACCACCACAGCTACCAACCAATACAAGGTCCTCAAGGATAGGAAAAACACCTACCTCCGAAACACCATCACGGTAAACCTTCCCGGCTCATTTGATGACTCAACCAGCCCAGTGGATTCACTGGTGGGGTTTGTTTCAGGCATCACTACTCCGGAAATCAGCCAGAGTGATGAGGCCCTGACCTACACAGTTAATTTCCAAGTGACCGGGGTTTAATGAACTAGGGAGATAGGCTAATGCTTTCCGAGGGGTTCACGACGGGAGCGGATGTTTTGGCCAAGGCCCGCATGGCCTTCAAGGTGGAATCCGTTGAGGTGCCTGAGTGGGGCCTCACGGTTCAAGTGCGTGAGCTGACCGCGGGCCAACGGGACAGGTTTGAGGGGGAGCAGGTATCAGCCACGGGGCCCGAGAAATTCAAGAATTTCCGGGCCCGGCTGGTGGTGCTGACCGCATGCGTTCCGGGTGGCAGGCTTCTTTTCACTGAGGATCAGGTAAACGATGTGGCCAGCCTTCCGGCTTCGGGCGTGGATAAGGTATTTGATGCGGCTTGCAGGCTCAATCGGCTCCTGAAGGAAGATGTGGAAAGCCTGGAAAAAAACTAGCCAGGCGGCCAGACAGGCGGGCAAGGTTCGCTCTGGCTGCAATGCTTTCCCGGACAGTGGCGGAATTAGACCAGAGCATGAGCTCCGCGGAGTATGCGGAGTGGATGGCTCTGCTAAGAGTTGAGCCGTGGGGCCATTACCGGGCGGATTTCCAGGCAGCCATTGGCGCATGGGCATCCGCGGCCCCATGGAGCAATCAGGTAAAGGTTTCTGATTTTGTGCCGGAGTACGGTGACCGGACAGTTACACCAACGGACCCAGCCCAGATAAGGGCATATTTCCGGGCCCTCAGCAACGGGAGCAAACCAGATGGCCAGCCTGAGCCGCGTTAATGTTCAGGTAGGTTTCCAAGGCCAAGAGGCCGTGGCCGGGTTTGAGCAGGTTGGCAACTCAGCCAAAAAGACTACCGGCGAGGTGGACAAGCTCAATCAGAAAGCCGAGCAGAGCGGCAAGGCTGCCGGTGGCTCCGGCATGAAGTGGACTGAGTTGAAATCAAAGCTGGATCTATTCACGGGCGGCATCGGCAAAATAGCCGGTGCCGTTCAGGCATTTGCAGCCCTCGGGGGTGAGCTCCAGAGCACCCAGATCCGGCTGGCCTATGTGACCGGCTCATGGGAGCAGGCTGGCAGGGTTCTGGAGGATATGCGCCAGCAGAGCATGGAAACCGGGGTGGCATTCAGTGAGATGGTGGGAGGCCTGCAACAGCTCACCACGGTGGGACTGTCTGCCGGGGCTGCCGCTACGGTGCTTGAGCGTATGGCCAATGCCTCTGAGCTGCTGGGTGCTCAGGGCATGAGCTCCCTGGCTGGATCCATCAACCAGCTCATGCGGGCAGGCACAGCCACAGAGGGGGCCCTTATGAGCCTCCAAGATCAAGGTCTGGATGTGTTCGGTGCCTTGGGGGAAAGCCTTAGCAAAGTGACCGGGAAGGCCTACACCACTGAGGAGGCCATCCGAGCTATCAGGCGCGGGGCTGTAAGCAGTGCCGCGGCCATCGAGGCCATCGAAGCAGCCAGCAACAGCCCCAAGGCCCAAGAGACTGCCAGGCGGTTTTTCGGATCATTTGAGGGGCAGATTGCTAGGCTCAAGACGACGATGGAGGACACATTCCGGGAAATCAGCAAGCTATTCCTGGAGGCCTTTGATTGGACTGCCGTGGCTGCCGGTTTGCGTGGTGCTTTCTCTGCTGTGCGGGATATTGTGAAGGAGATAGCGGACACCTTCCTCCCAGTGATTGATCCCAAAAATAAGGCAGAGGGGATTGAAAAGAGCTTCCGGCTTATTCGCGATATCACCTTTGAGGTTGGCCAGCAATTCAGTATGACCATGCTGAAGCTAGGGGACAGCCTCACGGAGATCTTGGATAATGTGACTTTTGCCATTGAAAAGGCATCGGCCATACTGGAAGGCGGAGTTAAAGGATGGGCATCTGGTTCTACCGATGCAGAAATAGACAAAGCGGAAAAAAGACTGGATAGAAAAGCCTTTAATAGAAATATGGATTTCCTTGATAGGCAAAAAGGGCTAGATGATTTTTTTGGCAAAGTTCGTGGTAATGCCGCGGCCAATGATGAAAAGCGAGCCCAGAAGCTTGGCATGGGCAACCTGTTTGGCGGAGCATGGGACACTATCAAAGACGGCGCCAAAGCCCTAGCCGATCAAATCAAGCAAGCCGCGGCCAAGCTAGAGATTGCCAAAAATACATTTGAAAAAATGGCTCTAGACCTAGAGGAGAATTTTGCCAGCCCTGCCGAGCAGTTTAATAAAACCATGGCAGATGTTGGCAACCAGCTCAAGGATGCCCGGGCCCGTCTAGCGGCTGGGGATCCATTGCTGGGCAGACTTGAGGCTGGTTGCCAAC